GCCTGGTACCATTGACCAGTGAATTTCAAATGGAGTATAATTATTTCTTTTATTGATTGCATCTGTCCAAATCTTATAAAACAGATTCATACCATTAGGTGTTGATACAATAATAATCTTTGTTTTTGTACCGGCAGTAATTACAGGATAAACTGACGTAAAGAACTCGTATGCAATATTAGTAGGCACGAAAGCAAACTCGTCAAGGAATACAATATTGAAAGAACCAGAACGAGCTGCTGAACTTGATGTAGATGACGCAGTTATTTTTGAACCGTTTTCTAATTCAATATAACCTTTATTCCACGTTACGACACCTTGTTGTAACCATTGTGGAAGATTTTCGTAAGCTAGTTGTAACTTAGCAAGAATATCACGAGCAGTTTGACCTCTGTTAGCAAGAATAGCAATGTTTTGTGAATCTTGAAACAATACAACCCATAACAAGTATGCAATTGTGGTAGTTGTTTTACCAACCTGACGAGGACATTTTGTGATTACGAAACGATTATCATGGAAAGTCTGAATCATTTCCTTTTGAAAATCGTAAAGTTTGAATTGTGTTAAGCCTTCATCAAGAGTAATAATCTTGATGTATTTGGTAAAGTATACGGGGTCTTTAGCACACTTGATGTATTCATCAATCTGCTCTTGAGTATACTGAACATTAACCCCTACTTTTTTTAAAAGTGGGTTATCACGATAGGCAACAGAGCTCATTATTTAATTATTCGAGTTTTTATTTTTGTTTCATTAGTTTCTGGATTGTGGTGAACATGGTGAGCGTGTAACTCAACATCTGGATGGTCTTGTTTTAATGATAAGAAATGATTTAGATTAGGTTCAGAATCATCATATAAATGAACTTTTTTGTAACCATGTTTTTTAATTAAATCACCAATCACTTTTCTTTTTACTTCACCTGGCTTGCCAGGTAAGTTACCAGCACGTCTCACATGAATTTCTTTTGGATCAATACCATGATGTTTAAGAGCATGCATGAATCCTGCTTTATCATCCATATCTGAACGAGCTGTAACAATCTCAACATTTTTATTATGTTTATGGATTGCTTTTAATTTACGAATCATCTTATGAATTGGATGTGCTGATTGTTTGAATATATGTGTAGACCTAAATTCAGAAAAATCATAATGATGATGTGGTGGTAATCTATGTGTATTGAATTCTTGATTAGTTAAAGATTGAACTCTATCACCTTGTTTATTTACAACGTGAACTTTAACTTTAGAATGGTCGTGATGAAATAAAGTTTCATCCATATCAAACGCATGAAGTGTTTTAGATGACGCATCTTTTCTAGCGTGAACTGCTTCTTCTGAAATAAATTGTTTAAACTTAATCATTTTTGCCTTGAATTATTTTTGACAACTCTGCCGTTGAACCAACAAAAATAGCTTTATCAATGTTGGTATTATTAACTTCTTTTTTCTTATCCATCTCTCGCATTTGTTTTTGCATGGCAATCAATTCTTTATTTGCCTCTACAACATTTTTTAGTATACCACCAAAAACCTCAAACGCTCTTGGATGTTCAGATTCTTTTGCAATCTTGAGTATATCTTCCATTGCCTCTTTACCTTGGTCAATGATATCTTGTAGATTATCTTTTGACTGATTATACGCTGTTGTTAAGTCTTCGTCAAGATTTGGCGGAGAAACTGGTGTTATAGGCCAAGTCTTATTCTCCACAGGAACTTTTTTAGGTTCCTCAGGTAAAGGATTCACGTCAAATATTTCTTCCATAGATTTCTCAAAGTTGCTCATATGTTTTATTTATGTATTCTTTGGAGATAAAAAAAAGACCACCGAAGTGGTCTTTTGTTGTAGATTAACAATTTATTATCGAGCTTCGATTGGAACTTCTTCCCATGCAAATGAAGCAGCAATTGATGATGCAACAGAAGCAGAAGAGAAATATAATACTGCAAAACCTGTAGGTGGAATCACAATCGTACCTTCAGTATCAAGCATTACCGGAGTAATAATTGATGTAGCAGTAGTACCAGTAGTAAGAACACCAATATCGTGTGTAAAAGTTGTAGTAATTGGATTAGTAGTTGAAATACCAAATGTTGCTTGACCATATAATTGACCAACAGGTGCAGGACCAGTTACATAGTTATTTTTTACAGCAACAGTTGTTAGAGTACCACTTGGTGGTAAAACACTAATACCTTGACCTATACCAACTGCAATTGCAGATGATTGTTGCACAATTGAAGTTATAGCAACTTTTTGAACTACCAAGTTTACTGGTGATGATGGTGGATTATATAACACCATACCATTATATTGAGTAGCGGTTGTAATACCTGAAGCGGTTACAGTAAAAGCAGAATTTGCACCAGAGAACATATTACGGCGATATACTTGTTCATAGTATCTAGGATGAAGATTTGAGATAACAACATCACCTAATTGGCCTTGGCGAACTGCTGGTGTAGAACCTGCAACTTGGGTACCAGCTGGAGCTCCTACTTGACCTTGTATTAACATTTTGTATTCCTTTTATTATTATTAAACTTAAAAGGACCACCGAAGTGGCCCTTTAGTTTTAAAACATTAAATCTTATAACGGTACTTCTTCCCAAGCTAATGAACCAAAGATTGATGAAGCGGTTACACCAGCAGAGAAGTAGAATTGAACGAAACCAGTTGGTGGAACTACAATTGAACCTTCTAAATCATACATTGTAGGTGTGATTTGTGAAGTTGTAAGAGCACCAGTACCGATAGAAGATAAAACATGAGTAAATGTTGCTGAAACAGGAGCAGTAGTTGTAATACCAAATGTTGCAGCTGAATATAATTGACCAACGGGTGCAGGACCAGTTACATAGTTATTTTTTACTGATACTGCTGTTGTTGATTGTGGTGGTAATTGACTGAAGCCTTGTGCTAAACCGAAAGCGATAGCGTTTGTTTGAGCTACTACTGAAGCAAGACCTGCTTTTTGAATTACCAAGTTTACTGGTGATGATGGTGGATTATATAACACTAAACCAACATATGCTGTTTGTGTTGTAATACCGCCAGTTGTTGCTGACTGAGCTGTTGCTAAAGCACCAGAGAACATATTACGGCGATATGTTTGTTCATAGTAACGACCGTGTAATTCTGAAACAACTAAATCGCCAAGTTGGCCTTGACGAATAGCTGGGGTAGCGCCTGGAGCATTGGTACCTGCTGGTGCGCCGACTTGACCTTGTATTAACATTTTTAGTTCCTTTTTTAATTAAATTGGTTAATCTACAAATCTATTTATAAGATTCAATAAATCTATTTACTACTTATCATACTATTTATAAAATTTTACTACTAAATCTAACAAAATTATGGTAAAGTGCTACCAATATTAGCAGGAGCTGCAATATCTTGGCGTAATGCTTCAATAGAGTCCGTTATGTTTAGACCTTGTATTAAAAGTTCATTCATTACTCGAAGCTCAATTAATATATTATTTTGAAGTTCAATTAATTGATCCATATTTCCGCCACGTTCTTGAAGGAAATTCAATTCTGTGGGAAGATTGGAACTTTCGTAGTAAATATTTAAAACGTCTGTTGCTGAAAAACTAGAAGTATTAGTTTGTAATGTTAAAACAGTACCAGTAACAGTCGTATTTGCTGTTGCGCCAATACCTGGTGCACCAGCTACAAAAATTGGAGTATTATTTGTGACATCGATAACAGCATATAACTTATCAAGAGCAAAGCCTGATAGTGCTGAAAAATCTAGAGTACCAACACCAGATGGACCTGGAGTAAAGTTTGGTCTAAATGTATTTAAAATTTTCATGTTTTATTCCTTGATTAGTTATTTATATATTAAAAAGCCAATGTAAATGTTAATACTGTAGCAATTGAAGCTGTAGGAAAACCATTTTGATAAACTGTTCCTGTTACATATGTATTACCCAATGCTGTATTAGCACCCGTAACATAAAGATTACCAGCAATTACTGTATTTGAACCAGTAACGTATAAGTTACCAGCAACGCCTGCACCACCTCTAACTTGTAAAGCACCTGTGCTATTTGATGTTGTA